AAGCAATGCAAAGCTATACTCAATGGCGAACAACCCGATCAAAGCGGACTGAAGCGTATTATCAGCCAACTGCATCAAGGTGCCGGAATGACAATGGCGAAGTATAACTATGATAAGATTAGGCGAAAGGCAGGTATAAAGGATAACTTGACACCTCAACAAAGATGGGCGATAGTTATTAAGATGTTCCTTGATCAAGGATTAACTATGCTCACCGATGGCATTACTTCTACCACGAAAGAAACTATCCGCAAGGTGTTGATTAAAGGTATGCAGGAGGGGTGGAGTATTACACAAATGATGTCGGAATTAGAAAAGTCAGGTATCAATGCGTACCGTGCAGAACTTATTGCCAGAACAGAAACAACAAGGGCCGCAAATCAGGGTGCGTTGTTAGGTGCAGTATCAACAGGTCTGCAGACCGAAAAGGAATGGATAGCAATAACAGATGATCGTACACGAAGAATCCCCCGTGATAAGTTCGACCATTTGCACATGGATGGCAAGCGTGTAGCAGTAGATGAACCTTTCACCGTACCCGGTATGGGTAGTGTAGAACAGATGGAATATCCAGGCGATAGTCGGGCAAGTGCAGGGAATGTGTGTAATTGTCGCTGCACCGTTGGATTTGAAGTAGTGAGAGATGAGAACGATATGCCCGTATCAATACAAGGCAACTTAAAGGGGCCTGCTGGCACCCTGTGGAGTTTATGGAATAATAGTTTATTTTTGCAATTACAAATGTTATTGAATGAAGCAATATAGCGTTAAGGATATAATGAATGGTGTCGAAGATGTTGACAAAGAAAGCCGTAAGGTGAAAGCCGTATGGGCAAGGATGAGCAATGTTGACCTTGACAATGACATTATCAGTCCTGCTGCATTTACTCGCACAATTACTGCAAGAGGGCCGCAAGGGAAGAATCTTATTTGGTCATTAGTTGACCATAAAACTTCGATGAAGTATGCTTTGGGTAAGCCGAAAGAGTTATACGTTGAAGGCGATGCGCTCATAGCCGTTACAGAAGTTATTGAAACGGAAATGGGGGAGGATATGCTGAAACTTTACGAAGCAGGTCTTATCAATCAGCACTCAATCGGTTTTAGTACTATTAAATCCGAAATGGATAATAGTACCGGCATACGCACCATTACAGAACTGATGCTTTACGAAGGAAGTGCCGTTTTATGGGCGGCAAACCCCGAAACTCCGACAATATCCATCTACAAGGGAATGGAGCCGGAAGTAGTGAAGGAAACGCTAAACGGGAGATTGGAAAAGTTACTCAAAGCGTTTAAGCACGGCACATTTACAGATGACACTTTCTCCCTATTGGAGATTGAAATAAAACAGATACAAACTGCAATATCAGAACTCACCACTCAACCCGTTGCCGCAGCAACACTTGACCCGGAAGATAATAGCGCAGTAGTATTTGACGCACTCAAACAATTAAATAACAGATTTAAAACACTTGTAAAATGACACAAGAACAAATCGCTGCGGAGGTAAAATCTATCGGTGATAACCTTACGCAAGTACTGGCCAATAGTGCCAATGCAAAAACCGATGCTGCTGAAGCCAAATCCGTTGTTGCCGGACTTCAGTCTAAACTCGAATCAGTTGCCACCGCTGCTGAACTTAAAGAGTTCAAAGATGCAATGCAGGCACAATTCGATGCTTTGACCACTAAAGTAAAGAAAGGCCAACCCGAAGGCAAATCATTCAGCGAAGCACTTGCCGAGAAACTCGAAGGAGTGAACATCGAAGCCGAAATGAGAAAGAATGGCCGTCTGCACCTGGAACTTCCAGAAGTAAAGACAATCACTCTTGCTTCTAACCTTTCCGGTGATAGCGTTGCTACTTACAATAGCCGCCAAGCAATCCAGCCTAATCAGTTGGTTAACTTCCGTGATTTCGTGCCTACCACACAAAGCCCGACCGGTTTGTACGTTACATACCGTGAGGCTACTGGTAATGCCAACAACATCGCTGCACAACTTGAAGGTTCACTTAAGCAGGAGAATAACTACTCTCTGACTGAGGTTAAGACTGTAAATCAGTTCATCGCTGGTTTCAGCAAATTCAGCCGCCAGATGCTTGCATCTCTGCCATTCATGAGCCAAACCCTACCCCGTTTGCTAACTCGTGATTTCTTCAAGTCAGAAAACGCTGCTTTCTTCTCTACCGTTTCTGGTGCCGCTACTGGTTCTACCACTACTTCTGCTTCTGCTGATCTTGGTAAGATTATTCAGTTGATTGGTAACCTGCGTGCAGGTGATTTTGCTGCATCTGTTGTGTTTGTTTCTAACGCACAATGGTCTTTGCTGCTGAACGAATCATTCACCAATGGTTACTACATGGGGGCCGGTGGTCTTACGATCGGTCAATCCGGTGTATTGAACATTGCCGGTGTGCCTATCGTAGGTTGTAACTGGGTGCCTAATGACCGTGCATTCTTAATAGACAATAGCTTCATCGAAAGAGTAGAGGTGAACGGTGTAAACATTGAATTGAGTTACGAAGATCAAAACAACTTCGTTACCAACATGGTTACTGCCCGTATAGAGTGTTACGAAGCCATCAACTTGATGCTTCCCAACTCCGCTATCTACGCTACTATCTAAAATCAATGAGGGGGGTGGGATTCCATCCCCCTTATTATTAGCATGAAAAAGCGTGAACGAAAACCCTCAAAAAATGCGTGTATTGTGGCACGTGCAGCAATATCTCCCGAAGGCAAAGTCAGGGTCGGAGTGGAATGCACACGAAATCAACAAATGGTTAATGGAGCGTGGCCATCTCGTCAAGGTCATGACATCCGCAATGAACAATGAGTATTACGATTACGAAGGAATACCCGTTTTTAATCGCTCACATGATTGGTATTTTCACCATGATTGGGCAGATGTAATTTTCACTCAATTAGATTTTGCAGCAGATGTGGCAGAGGACTGCAAAAAGACAAAGAAGCCGGCCGTATGGTTTGCGCACAACACTTTCAATTACATATCCGTTAGGCGGAATCAGCATATAAATGTAGTGTACAACTCCCATTGGGGAAGTGAACACGGCAAGTACCCGAATAACTCATTCATACTTCAACCACCGGTGAACATTGACCATTATCGGGTTGAACGTGGGGAGGAAATAACACTAATTAATCTCAATCGAAATAAGGGAGCCGAACTTTTTTATGAGGTGGCACAAATGATGCCGGAATACAAGTTCCTTGCCGTACAGGGTGGCTATGGTGAACAGATTTACAAAGGGTTACAAAATGTAACCATTTGGCCGAATCAACCCGACATAAGGAATGCATACAAGCGCACAAAGATACTTTTGATGCCTTCGCAGTATGAGAGTTGGGGAAGAACGGCAACCGAAGCAATGGCATCGGGGATTCCTTGCATTGTAAGTGATTTGCCTGCGCTGCGTGAGAATTGTGGGGATGCTGGTATCTATTGCAGTCCTGACCGGCCTCACCAATGGGTTAACGCTATTAAAAATGTCATGAATAATTACGAACTTTGCAGCAAGGCGGCATATGACAGGGCAGAGCAATTAAGGCCGCATGACAAATTAATAAACTTTGAACAATGGGTAACTACTCTTATACGATAGATTCGCAAATAACGGAAGTAAGCTATGCGGAGCCGGTAACGCTTGCAGAAGCGAAACTATACATTAGGGTAAGCCATACAAGCGAAGATGCACAGGTTTCGCAACTGATTAGTTCTGCCCGAAAGATACTCGAAGATGCTGCAGGTATCAGCGTAATAACAAAGCAGGTCAAAGTATGGTTTAGTAATAAGGGGGGTGCGTATCAGTTACCTTACGGCCCTATCACTTCCGATATTACTTTGTACGATGACTATACCGGTACAATCCTAACTGACAAACGAATTATAGGCGGTAATTATCCCCGAATTACTTTTCCACAGATAGAGAACATGAGAGCCGAATATACGGTAGGTTATACCCATGTTCCGGCTGCATTGAAATTTGCCATTCTTGACCAGGTGAATCATATGTACGAAAATAGGGGGGCAGGTGCGGAAGGTATGGGCATCTGTGAGAAAGCATGGAGAGCGTGTCAGCAGTTCACCCGTCAAAGTCCGATACTATGAGGTTAAAAGGTACAAGACCGAATTATCTGTCAGCAGAACTACTGCATGAGCCGATTGGGGTACTGCAACCTACACAGGTGATTGATGGTGAGGGGGGTTGTACGGTTACCTATGCGAATGTCGGTACCATTTGGGGTATGTTTATTCCGCTTGGAGATAGCCGTTCTTTGATTGCAGCGCAGGTAAGTTACACGGCATCAGCTACTGTATTCGTGCGCTACCCCCTTACAATCGATCAGACCTACAGATTAGAAATAAGCGGTGAGCAATACACCATTCATTCTATTACGAATGTTGAGAATAAGGATGAATATTTGGAAATACAAATCTTTAAGTAATGGCCGAATTCAGCATGAATTTAGTGGGGGGCAAGGCGGTCAGAAAGATGTTTGACATTGCTGCTGAAAGGATGGGGCCAGGTCTTAATAACTTGATGTCGCAATCCGCATTGAACATTGAACGCAATGCAAAGCGGATGGCACCTGCTAATTTGGGTAAATTACGGCAATCAATAAAGCATAACATTGGTGAGCCGTTGATGAAATCGGTTTATTCGGATATTGGGTATGCTGCTTATGTAGAGTTTGGCACAAAGAAAAAAGCAATGACCCACCCGATACATAATGGGTTCGCTGCTTATGCTGCACAATTCAGGGGGAAAGGTAAAGGCGATTATGGAGATTTGATACTTGCATTAATTTTCTATGTTAAGCGCAACAAATTAGCAGGAACGTACAAGGTAAAAACAAAAAGAAGGATAGGCAATAGAGATCAAAGGTTATCGGAAGATTTGAGGGTTGCCGAAAGAATGGCCTACTTTATACTGAAAAACGGCATCAAGCCACAACCATTCCTTATCCCGGCCTATCTTGATGAAAGACCCAAACTAATTAAGCGGATTCAAAACTTGTTGCGCAAATGATAATGAAAAACCCTGCCATAGAGATAAAGAAATGGTTAGTTACCCAACTTGCCGCTTATACCTATGTTGATGTGTACGATGCTATGGTGCCTGCTAATGAGCCGGCTGAATACATTACCATTACGGGTAGAACATCTGGGCAGGAACAAGGCAAGGAGGGTTACGTTAACATGGTTTCCGTCAACATAGATATAACAACGAAAAGTAGTAACTTTGGGTTCAAGAGAGCGGAGCAAATAGCGGATGCGGTGATGGGTGCGGTCAATAGTGATACGGTGGTTGTGTTACCTGTGGGATGGGATTGTAAAAATGTGGTTTTGGCATCGGTAACTAACCTGGAAGACTTGGATCCATTTGATAACACTTTTCGTG